AGCGGCAAATCAGTCTCGATCGACCTCCCGGACCTCGGGATCTCCGGCACGTTCACGATTCAAGTGGTGGAGATCGACCGGATCGACGTGACGCCCGGCGTGTATCCCCGCTACCGCGTCACCGCCTCGTCTGTGAAATGGACGTTCGAGGACGTGTTGCGCCGCCTCCAACTCGAAACGCCCGGCGTCGGGCAGTAAGGGCGCCACGGCGCCCGGCGCGCGTCCCGTGCCTCGCCGGGACGCGATCGCCGGGTCCTCCGACCCTCCGATCGTCCCGCGCCCTCGCCCGTCTACGGGGCGCGGGCATTGTCGAGTCGTTGCACGTGAAACGACCCATCCGTAAGCGGTCCCTTTTTCGTGCTCTGACCTAATCGGAACCCGCCTCACCTTCGCCCGGTACCGGGCACGCGGATCAGGGCGGATCAGGGCGGATCAGGCAGTACCGGTAGTACCGTCGACCGTCTAGAGGAGTCGTCGCCGTACAACAAAAAACCCCCGGAAATCCGGGGGTTTTTGTGGTGGGCGCGCCCGGATTTGAACCGGGGACCCCTCGCGTGTGAAGGGGACAACTGGTGAAAAACACTAAGGTTTTCGCGGGAATGGCACTACACCGGTACTGTCAGCCAGTACCCCCGCCCTCGGGCGCGTGAGGTTTCGCCTCGTCGTCGAGGTCCCGGCGGCGGCACGCGCCATCTTGCGGCGGAGCACACTCGACACGGCGCCGAGGGCGTACCGCCGGGTCATTTTCGAGCCCGGCGCGTGTTGCAACATCTCGCCCACGGCGTTGAGGTCGCCGGTCTTCTCGAACCAATGCGTACCGATCGAGTGGCGGATATCCTTCAGGCGGATCTTGGGGATCCGGAACCGCGGGTCCCCATACTCCGCGCGCAACTCCCCCTCGACGCGTCGGCAGGCGCGTTGCCAACACTTGTAAAGGGATTGGGTTGAGAACCATCGGGGCGTGTCCGTCAACCCGCCGACGTCGACGAGGCGTTGCCACGCGGCGCGGGCGTCGTCGTTCCACATCGGGAGCGGGACGAGGTCGCGGACGCCCTCGCCCTTGCGGCGGACCGGCGGCGTGTATTGACCCTTGACGAAATCGACGTCCGCGAGCGTCATCCGCTTCAGGGTTCCGGGATCCATGCCGGTCCACAACAGGACCTCCAGGCGGGCGCGCGACAACAAGAGATCCGGCGACTGGCCCGCGACCGCGGAGCGGCGCAACGCGGGACGCTCCGGACGGTTGCCCGCCGCCTTGGCCCAATACCCGCGCGGCGGTGTGGGGACGTCGAGCCTGATCGCGATCTTCTTCAGCATCGTGGACGAGATCCCATAGCGCCCGGCGACGACGATCGCCGACTCCGCCCACACCTCGTCGTACAACGTGACGCGATCGACCTCGAGTCCGCGCACGTCGGCGATCGAGTCGAGGATCCGCGTGATGACGTCGAGCGATTGCCCGCGGGCGCCCATCGGCGCCTCGTCGAACTCGTCGACGTCCTTCACCGGGTTCGCGGCGGACCGCCCGTCCAGGACGGTCCACATCGACATCAGGGCGGTCCGTTGCTTGTTGCACGTCCCGCCCGCGTACTTAGCCTCGTGCCACGTGTGAAGCTGTTTGTTAATCATCGGCGCGGTAATCGAGGCGCGCGGTTGATCCCCGAACACGTCGATCCAGTGATTGATCTCGATCTCGCGCGTTTTGAACGCGGGCATCTTGCGAACTTGCCGGAGCCCGAGGTACCGGGTCGCCGCGGCGCGGAACGTTTCCTCCGCCGATCCCGCCTCGGGTTCGTCGACGGTCGCCGCCGCGTTGCGCGTATCGCGATATGCCTGGAGGACGGGGAGCGTCGTGCCCTTGGGGAACCGCTTCCCGATCTTTTTTGCTTTGCCGGTCACGGGATCGGCGTCGTATCCGTAGACGCGGAACGACCCGTCCGAGAATTGCACGATGTTTGTGTCGATCGTCATCGCGCACCGCCCAACATGATCGCGGCGCCGGTCACGATGTTTTGTAGAAGGACCTCGTACCCGATGCTCTGTCGCTCCGCGGCGGCGCGCAACGTCGCGACGTGGCGGCGATCCACGCGGACGTTGATCACGGCGCCACTCGGGCGAGAATCCCGATATGCGCGGAGGACGTCGATCGACGTGCCGCGTGCAAACCGTCGCGCGGTCTTCTTTGATTTGCCCGTGCGGGCATCTGGCGCGCGGTGATAGACGCGGAACGATCCGTCCGCCTCCCGCACGATGTTCGGTTCAAGTGTGGTTGCTTGTCGCTCCATTGTCTGTCGCTCCTACTCTCCGCGTCGTCGTCGCTCGTCGCGCGTCCACTCCGCCGCGAGGCGTTCCGCCTCGTCGACGAGCCCACGGCGGACGATCGCCGCGGTCAACGCCCGGTGATAGGGTCGCCCCGTGTGGTCGAGGAGGAGGGCGACGAGGAGTTCGTGGATCAATTGCTCGTCGCTCATCGCGGCGATCCGCGGGTCGTCGACGCCCTCGATCGCGTCGACGAGATCCGCATAGTCGGGCGTCGACGGGACCGGGCGCGGCGTGCGCGCGATCCGCAACGCCTCGGCGCGCGTGTATTTCTTTGTCACCGCGCACCGCCTTCCGAGGCGATCCGTTTGTCGGCGGCGGCGAACGCCTCCTCCCACGTGTCGCCTTGCCCGTAGACGTGGAACCCGATCCCCTCGATCTTGCCTACGGCGAACTTATACGCGGCGACGTTGCCGAGGCTCATCGTGATCGCCGCGGTCAACTCCCGCCGCTCCGCCTGGAGGTCGCGGTACCAATCGAGGGCGGCGAGGCGCGCCGCGATCTCGGCGTCGATCGCCTTGACCCGTTCGCGCCGGACCCGGAGCGTCGAGATCGACGCCTCGCGGAGTTCGGGGGACGTGCGCCCGTCGCGGATCCGGAGATGCGCCTTGGCGCCGAATCGCTTCGCCGCGGCGCGTGTCGCTTCGTGGCGGGTCATCGCACACCGCCGAACGTGATCGCCGCCGACGTCAACACGTTGTGGATCAACGTCTGGTATCCGATCCCTTGGCGCCCCGCCTCCTCGCGGATGGCGTGCATCACACGCCGATCGAGGCGGATCGAGATCGCCACGCGATCGGGTTCACGTTTCAGAAACTCGGCGATCGCCTCGGGCGAGGCGACCGGCGATCGGCGGGGACGCGGGCGCGCCATTACTTCGTCCTCCGCGGATGGCACCAGCCGCACACGTCGACCGGCGTGGCATGGAACGGACACTCCGGCGCGGACTCCTCGGGCGCCGGAGCATCCGCGGCGGCGAGGCGCACCGCGTGCGCCGCGTTGGCGGCGGGGAATCCAACCCACGCGCCGGAGGCGTCGAGCCCGCGCGCGGCGAGTTGCTCTGACGCGACGAGGTTCAAATCGATCTCGCCGCGCACGACCGCCGCGAGGAGTGCCGCCGGGATCGTCTGGAGGTATTCCGCGGCGCGCGAGGCGGTGATCGTCGTCGCGCCATCGGTGACGGTCACGGCGATCGCGCCCGTACACGCCATCAACGCGTCCGCGGTCGTCCGCATCGTCGCTTGTCTCTTGTCGTTGCTCATAATTGTGTCGCTCCTCTGTTGTTGACTACGGGATCAAGTATACATCGGAGTTGTATATACAACAAGGGGCGAACCAATGGGGGATTTGCTAAGGAACCCGCGCACCTCGAGCGAAGCGAAGCTACTCGCGAAGCTTTCCGCTCCGGAACGCCTCGACGTGGCGGCGCATGATCCCGAGGACGCCACGCAACATCGATTCGACCTCGGGATCGGTCATCCCCTCGGACATCATCCCGGCGCACCGCCCGATCTCGTACGACAACGCGACGAGGACCGCGAGGGCGGGGGCGCGCGGATGCTTGCGCAACAAGAACCGTTTGAGGTCCTCGTGAATGCGATCGATCCGCTCGACGTCCTCGTGTGTGATTTGCTCAAACATGGGCGCGCCTCATTTCGATCCGTCGTGGTCGCGTCCGCCGTATCGCTCCACGATCGCCTCGTGTCCGGCGATCGCCTCCGCCTCCGTGGTGTACCGATCGCATTCGAGATCCTCGCCCTCGTGAAACGCCATCGTCTCGAAAATCAGCGGGGCACGGTACCGCGATCCGAACGCGTGATCGAGTCCCATCCACACCGTGGAGATCCACGCGCCGGAGTGCGTCCACGTCTGGCGCACGATGCGGTACGCCTCGAATCGCTCAAAGAGAACGGTCCATTGGCCGAACGTGATCGGCGTCCCGTCGCGCGCGTAGTGCCCGCCGCCGATCCCGATGCCGCGGAGTTGGCGATCGAGCATGTCGGCGCGGGCGCGATCCTCGTCACTGAACAAGGCGTCGATCGGGTTCGGGTTCCTCATTCGTGATCCGGTGGGTCGATCGCGATCCACTTCTCGGCGGCGGTCGTCGTCGTCGCGCGGTTGTCCGTCACGGCGGCGATGATGCGTCCGCCAAAGATCGCGCGGAGGGATCGCGTCAACTCCGCATCGTGGGCGCGCACCTCCGCCGGGCGGATCCCCTTCGTCGGGATCGACGTGAAGCCTCCGCCGCCGAGGGTCGCGCATCCCTCGGGCGTCGTGATGGACAACGGACCGCCGATCCGCTCGATCGCTTGTGCCAGGAACACGAAGTCGAGATCGTCCAACCACGACTCCGGAACGCAACCGTGGGGACACGACAACGCCTTGACGACGCCCCACACGCGGCAGATCAACGGGCGCACGTCGTACGCGGAACACAGTCCACGCCCATCCAGATAGACGCACCGTTCCGAGTGGGACCCGTCGACGCGTTCGAGGCGGATCGTCCGCGGTTTCTTGTGCCCGGCGGTGTGGAGGCGGCGCGCCTCAAGCTCCGTCAACAGGATCGGACCGCACGCCTCCCCGCACAACCGGCGACACGCGACAACCGGGAGGCGGGCGTACAGGCGATCGATCGCCTCGAACTTGCGATCGTCACGCGCGGAGACTTTGCCCACGGGTCAACACTCCGGGGCGGCGTCCAATTCCTCGAACGCCAGCATCAACGCGCCGAGTAGCACGCCGCACCGGAGTGCGAGTTCCTCGCGACTCATCGCATTGAACCGATCCCAGTCGGCGAACGCTGCAATCGTTTCGGCCAATACGGGATTGGCTTGGACGCGCGGATGCTCGAACGCGTCTTTCGTCAAGGGCAACATTTCAACACTCCGGGGCGGCGGCGAAGCGAATCACACACCGGAAACAGACACGCGGTTTATCCGTGGGGAGGTACGGACGATGGAAGACGACGCGCCCGCAACCGCCACATAAGGCGCGGACGTCGTCGGGGAAATAGGATGCATCGCCGCACACGATGAACGCGGCGCGATCGAGGTCCTCGTCCGCGGCGATATACACGCGGTGCCCGCGGACCTCGAGATACCGGCGCCCGTGATCGTCAACGTGAATGTCTACGTGGGCCATACGATCCCCCTCGTCCCTTGGCGGAGTTCGCGCAACGCCATCAACGCGCCGCCGATCGCCTCCGTCGTCGTGATGCCCGCCGTGGCCAGAAACTTGACGAAGATTTCATCCGAGATCGCCGCCTCGGATGCCTGGAACAACATGATCGCGACGTCGCGCGCCTTGGCGGCGTCCATTTGCGTGAGGGTATCGTTGATCGTCAACTCGACGAACCCCCGCTCCGATTTCATCCCGCGTCCCGATGCGACGGTGACGCTATCGATCCCCGCGGCGCCGATGCCCTCGACGCCCGCGCGGTGTTTGTGCTTGAGGGCGGCGGTCGCTTGTGTCTTGAAGGCGTCGACGCTCCGGGCAGGGACGCCGACGACCGCGAGCATCGCGAGGACCTCATCCAACGTCAAGAGTTGTCGTGCCATTCGTCGTCGATCTCCTCTCCGCCTTCGGGTTCCGGATCATACGCGCCGGGCAACGGGACGATCGGATCGAGTCCCTTGGCCGCGCGGCGGTCGTTCGCGAGGGCGAGGCACGACGGGCACACGGGCTCCCGCTCGCCACGGACCCGCACACTCGGCACGCGATACGGATTGAACGAGAACACGCGGTGACAGACGACGCACGCGCCGAGGCAGTGGACGTACGCCATCACTCCTCCACGGTGATCGCGCCGAACGCGTCCCGTGCCGCCTCGATCAACGTCTGTCGGTTCTCCGGTGTGTCCGCGTATCCGTTGGCGGCGAGGAACTCGGGCAACAGCAGATGCAACCCGCCGCGGTTGTCGTCGTAGACGCCGGGCGCGAGTCGATGCCAGGAATCGAGGCGCCGCGGGAGGTCACGATCGCATTGCGGACATGGCGCGTCGGCGCGGTCCACACCGTGGAGGCATCGATCGCGGTTCATGGTTTGCCTTCGACGTCGACGGCGGGCGCGTTGAGCACGAGTGCCAACAACGTGTCGATCGCGATCTCGTCGCCCGTCATCGCATCGATCGACACGAGGACCGCATCATCGCGCGTGAGATAGTCGCCCAACACCGTCAAGAGGGCGTGACGTTGATGCGGCGTGAGGTCGAGTCGATAGCGCGTCACGACACGCGCCCCGGTGCCGCGGGCATCGCGAACACGCCCGCATACGGATCGCTCAGTGTCTCCGCGCCGCGTTTGTCGACGTCGGGCGGCGCGTCCAGGAACACGGCGTGCCCGTCGACGACGCGGTACGGGCGCGTCATCATCCGCCGGAGATCCCGCGTCCCGACGTGCGCGACGAGGGCATCCGTTTTCGTCGCGTGTCCCCCCGCGGCGTCGATCCCATGAATGAACACGTCCGCCAACACGATGAACCCGTAGAGCGGCGAGGTCCGCGCGATCGTGGTGAGGACCGCGACCCGATCGCCCCGCGCGACCGGCGCCACGAACAACCGCCCATCGGTCATCAACACATGGATCAGGATCGGGATCTCGCGCGCCGGGTCCGCGCGCCGAGTCTCCATCCACACGTCCAACCCGCGCGCCGCGAGATCGAGCAACACGCCCTCCGTCACGACATAGCGATCGGGGAGTTCGATGAGTGGGATCGCGGTGCCCGGCTTCAGTGTCTCCCGCGGCGGAGTCGCGCCGCGTCCTTTCATGTGCTCATAGAACGCGGTCACGTCCGCGGGCGTCCACTCGCCTTGGACGCGTCCCACGCGTAACTCGTGCGCCGCGGCGAAGTCCCGCGACTCGACGTGATCGACGAGGGCGGCGAGATAGGCGGCGCGTCCCTCGAACGGTCCCCGCCGTCGAAACTGGTACGTCGTCACGGCGCGATCGATCAAGGCGTCCGCCGGTCCGGGCATGGGGGCGATCTTGTATCACTGTGACGATATTTTGTCGTCAGTAATTTCGCGGAGGCGGTCGGAGAATTACGACCTCAACCACAATTTGGAGTTGCGTGTGTTGGGAGCCTGCCATACATTGGCGCCTCGTTTCCCCTCAGTGCCCGGTGTCCACGTGTTCCCGGCGGAGTACCTATGGCGACGGATCGGCGCCCGTGGCGGAGGCTTCCCGCCGCGGTCATTTACGACGTTTGCGACCGGGTCCCGGCGTTCGGGCGCGTGTTGGTTCGGATGGTCCGGGAGTACGCGTCCGGTCCCGCGCGAGGCGGCGGAGGAAGCGCACGAGTTCCGCGAGACTCTCGGGATCTTGCGCGAGGGCGTCGTAAATCTCCAGCCATTCGCGGATCGCTTCGTTGACGGGGAGCGAGGCGGCGAGTTTCGCCGCCCAATCGTGGAGGCGCGCATCCAGGCTCGTCGCGTTGTCGAGTCCAAACGCGCGTGCAATGGCGTCGAGGCTGTCGCGGGTATAGTTCGAGCCCCGTTCGATGGCGGAAACCGTCATCTTGTTCACGGCGGCACGCGTAGCGAGATCAGCGATCGTCCAATTGCGCGCGAGTCGCAATTTCCGGACGACATCGCCAACGCCGAACATAGTTCGACGAAAGCGTGTCACATAACCCCTGTGATTATCAACGCGCTGATAATACGCGGATGCCCCGCGGCATGTCACGGGCAAACCGTAGGAACATTGATCAAGTGATATTTTTACGACCGTAAAAATACCCTTGCATTAATATTTCGTCCCGTGGCAGGATCCGGCTTCCCGATTTGAGGACCGGACCCGTGGGACTCCGACAAGCCAGACAACGCCGCCGCCTCACGCAACACGAACTCGCCACGCGCGCGGGGATCGGGCAACCGGCGATCGCCACGCTCGAACGCCTGAAGAATCCGAATCCGAAATGGCAGACGGTGGCCCGCCTGTCGATGGCCCTCCGCATGTCGCCGTGGAAATTGTTCGGGCGTCCGCCGCGCCTCCGGCGCAACGGGGCGGCGGCGTGAGTCCCGCCGTGGCGCCACGGGTCGAGGACGACCGCGCGTTCCTCACGGATGGGCGTCCGTATCTCAACGTCCGGCAAGCGGCGATCTATTGCGGGTTCGAGGCCGGGCCAGTCGGCACGCGCCGCCGCACCGATCCGGCGATCCGCCGGTTCCACGATTGGGCGTACCGCCACGGGCTCCGGATGCAACCGGGGCGCGACGTCTTCCGGCGCGTCGACCTCGACGCCACGATCGCCCGGCAACCGGCGCCCACGCCGGAGATCGATCGCGCCCGTGCCCTCGCGCACCAGGACGCCGCCGCGTTTCGCCGTGGCCCGCGCGCCGTGACGCGCCCCCGATGAGGACGTCCCCATGCTTGACCCGTCCTCTCGGATCTTCCCGCGCCCGTATTGGATTGACACCGATGGCGGCGCCCTCGCGATCCTGATTCGCGTCGAGGGATCCGCCGCCTTGATCCGGTGGGCGACGGATGGCGGCGGGTACGCGTGGCGCGACGTGTCCCGGATTCGCCGCCGCCCCGAGTGCGACGGCAACCCGATCCCGGAGTGGCTCGCGCACGCTCGCGCCTCCGTCCGTCCAGGCGCCGCGTTGTACGCCTTATGTGGGCTCGCGCCCATGCCGCCCGATGATCTCGCCCCGCAACCCGTCCCGGCGTCCGATCCGCCGGTCCCGATGTTCGAGGTCGACGCGGAGGGACGCCCACGCTGAAAGAGGAATCCCCGTTATGAGCGACACGGCGACGAAAACAGCATCCGAGATCGAGCTACTCGACGACGACGACGCGACGACCGATCGCGGCGCCCTCGCCGAACGCCTCCCGGTCCCCGCGACGATCACGCATCTCGCGGCGCGCGGCGCCGAGGGACTCGACATCTTTAAAACCCTCGTCACGATCCTCGAGACGGCACGGACGAACGTGATCCGCTTGTCGAATCCCGAGGATTGGAACCTCTATCAAACGCGCGACGGACGGATCACCGGGTATCTGAGTGATGCCGGTTGCCATCGCGGGCGCGACGTGATCGGCCTGGAGGTCTATCACGTCGGCACACCGGAACGCATTGCCGCCGCCGATGGACAGTCGTTCATGTACGTCATCACGGGCGACGGACGATCGCGCCTCACCGGACAACGCGTCGAGCGGATCGAGGGCGGGCGATCGTCGACGGAGGATTTCTGTAAAGACGATACCGGCGCCGAACTCGAACTCAAGGTCCGCAAGGCGGCACGCGCGAACCTGAATGGCAACATCGCGCGCGAGTTGTTCGGGTTGAAGAACGTGCCGATCGCCGAGTTGATCGCCGCGTGGGAGGGCACGAAAAAAGATTGGAACCGGTGCAACAAGGCGCAAGGGTTCGGGTCCACGTCCGAGCGACTCGGCGCCGCGCGTGAGGGCGTCCCCGACGTCCCGCCGCCGACGTGCCCGGTGTGCAAGGGCGACGACGGGCAACCGTTGCCGCTCGTCTATCGCGCCGCCAAGGGGAACAACAAACCCTTCTACGGATGCCGCAATTGGGACAAGCATCGCCAGGTCAAGGCGATCGTCGACGCCGCCGACTGGATCGCCCAGGAACACAAACGCGCCGCCTCGATCGCCGCCGACGCCCGCGCCCGCGCCGCGGAGGTCGAGGCGAACAACCGCCTCGACGAAGAGATCGCCAAGGCGGAGGGACACGGCAATGGACGTTGAGCACGCCTTGTCGCCCGTCGTGATCGCGCAATCGATCGGCGCCGCGTATGAGGCGTGGTTGCTCCGCGACCGGCGCCCGCGGTTGCCGCATCCCACAGTGTGGGCGTCCTCGTGGCGCGTATGCGAGCGGCGGATGGTCCTCGAACTCACCGTCCCCGATCAACAACCGATGCCGGATGCGCCGCTCCTCGCCAAGTTTCGCCGCGGCGACGATCGCGAACGGGATCTCCTCGCGGACCTCGCCCGCATTGGGCGCGATGCCGATCCGCTGTTCGAGGTCATCGGACAACAAGAACGATTCGAGATCAAAGGCCGGACCGGCGACGTGGTGATCTCCGGCAAGGTCGATGCCCGCCTCAAGATCCCGCGCCTCGGGATCTCGGCGCCGGTCGAGATCAAGGCGTGGTCGCAATACCTCGTCGATCAAATCCGCACGTTCGAGGACGTCAAGGCGAACCCGTTCACGCGTGCGGGCGCGTTCCAATTGCTCGCGTATCAGTACGCGTCGAATCAGCCGATCGGGTTCCTCGTCCTCGATCGCTCCGGGCTCCCGCTCCTCATTCCCGTGGAACTCGACACGCCGAACCTCGAGGCGATGGAGGAGTTCTTGTCGCGCGCCGAACGCGTCGTCGCGCACCGCAACGCGGGCACGTTGCCGGACTACTACACGGACGATCCCGCCGAGTGCAACCGGTGCCCGTTCTATGGGTCGACGTGTAATCCGCCGCTCCTCGCGAAATCGCCGGACGTCCTCATCGATCCCGATCTCGAAGCGCATTTGGAACGTTGGCACGAGTTGCGAGCGACCGGGAAAGAGTGGGAGGCGTTGGATCGCGATCTCAAGAAACGGTTCCGCGGCGTCGAGTCCGCCATCGTCGGGCACTTCGTGATCGCCGGGCGATGGGGCAAGTACCCGCGCCTGGACCTCCCGCCCGAGATCAAAGCGCAATACACGACGACCGATCCGAAAGGTCGTTTCACCGTGGAGATCGAGCGACTGTGAAACCGACGATCACGGTCGATCGCGCGTTCCGCCGCCTCATTCCTCCACTCGCGGAGGACGAACGCGCCAAGCTCGAATCCAGCATCGTCGAGGCGGGCAAGTGTCGCGATCCGCTCGTGCTCTGGAATGGCATCCTGATCGACGGACACAACCGATTCGAGATCGCCACACGGCATCGATTGCCGTTCACGACGACGACGATCGACCTCCCCGATCGCCTGGCGGTCACGATTTGGATTCGGTGGAACCAACTCGGGCGGCGCAATCTCACGGACGATCAACGCGCGATCATCGCCGAGGATCTAATCGAGGACCTCGCCAAGCAATCGAAACATGCGCGAGCGACGAAGGCGGGGAAACTCGGCGGGCGTGGCAACAAGCGGGAAAACTCGCGGGACACTGCGTCCCGCAAGCTTTCGGACAAGACGAGTCAGCGCACGAAGGTTTCGCGGCGGGCGCGCGTATCAGAGCGCAAGGTGAGGCAAGCGCGGGCGATCAAGCAACGCGCGCCGGAACTCATCGATCAGATCATCTCCGGGGAAAAGACGCTCGCGGAGGCGACACGGGCGATTCGACCCGCGGTCCGCGCCGAGAAACTCGCGTCCGTCGTCTGGCCCGAGGGGAAACACGGCGTCATCCTCGCCGATCCGCCGTGGCGCCCCGATGATGGCGTCCTCGATCCGACGCGGCGGATTGAGAACCAATACCCGACGATGACACTCGACGAGTTGATCGCATGGGGCGATCGTGTGCGGTCGCGCGCCGCCGATGATTGCGTGTTGTTGTTGTGGACGACCGCACAAAAGCTCAGTGACGCCGCGCGCCTCGTCGAGGCGTGGGGGTTCGTGGTCAAGTCTGGCGCGGTGTGGATCAAGCCCTCGATCGGGATGGGTTATTGGTTCCGTCAACGTCACGAGTTGCTCGTCCTCGCCACGCGCGGCGCCCCGATGACGCCATTGGAGGCGGACCGTCCCGATAGCGTGATCGAAGCGACCCGCCGCGGCCACTCCGAAAAACCGGATCTCGTGTACGCGCTGATCGAGCGCATGTTTCCGGGCGTCCCAAAACTCGAGTTGTTCTGTCGCGCCGATCGTCCCGGATGGGCGCGTGTCACCAATGAACCTGAATTGAGGATCGCGCAATGATTCGATCGACGGCGGCGTTTCACGAGGCTCCGCCCGCAAATTTCGACGGCGTGTTCCTCTGGGATTACCTCAAGCCTGCCTGGAAGGATGACAAGCGGAACCTGATCGAGCCTACGGATTTCGATGCCGTCGTCCACAAGAACAATAACTTTCTTGTGTTCGAGACGAAGGATCCCGGCGTCCTCGTCAGTAGAGGTCAGATGATCGCGTTCCGTGATCTCGTCCTCGATCGACGCTTCACCGTCGTGTTTTGCGCGAAACGCTCCGAGGACGTCAACGGGTGGGATGTGATGACCCGCAACGGGACGATCCACATGGAGGGCAACGCCGCGGATCTTCGATCGTGGTGTGCCTGTTGGTTTATTCACGCCACACAGTGGCGCGCCTGGTAAGGCAAGACGGAGTCGAATGATGAAACGCCGCGATCCCGAATCGATCATCGTCGAGTATTTCCTCTCGGCGGAACCGTTCCTCGCCTCGACGATGTTCCGCATCGTGCGCGGCATCGTCGATCAACGCGGGCTCCCGATCAAGCGCACGCGTCCGGCGGCGCCGACGAATGGCGACACGCCGCGCGCCAGGACGCGGAAGACACGATCGACGCCGCTCGTCGACGTGACCCGCGCCGGAACGGTTGACAACGTCTCCGACTAACGGCGGGCACGAATGGCCGATCACTATGGGCTCTTGTTCCCGTCGTACTTCACCGGTCCCACCGGGCGCGACCTCCAGGCGCGCGGTAAGGATGCGGTGATCCTCGGCGCCTACGTCGGATCGTCGCGCCACGCGAACATGATCGGCCTGTACGAACTCCCGCTCGTCTACATCCGCCACGAGTTGCCGGTCCTCGGCGACGACCGCGCGATCGTGCGCGCCCTCGCCGATCTCGAATCGGTCGGGTACGCGTTTTACGATCGGGACCTCGAGATCATTTGGGTCGTCGAGATGGCGCGGATTCGCCTCGGGCTCCCGCCCGGTGCGCCGCTCGCGATCGCCGATCGGCGTCACACTGCCGTCGTCCGCCTCTTCGACGCGGTGAAATCGCGGGACCTCCGGCGCCGGTTTCACCGCCGCTATACGGATCAATTGCAGTTGCCGCCGCTCGTCGCCGAGGGGGATGGAAGGGGCATCGATGCCCCCTCCGGTGGGCGCGATCGCCGAAGGGGCATCGATGCCCCTCCGAAGCCAGATCAGATCAGATCAGATCAGGATCAGGGATCAGATCAGATCAGATCAGGAAAGAACAAGCCGCGCGCCCCGCGCGCGTCAGGGGGGAACCGCCGCTCCGCGGCGGGGGGTTCTCACGATGGACAAAAGACCGGAAAAAAGAAACACGCCGGAGGTCCCTCGACTCGCGACGTTCCGGTATCTGTGCCGCCTGGCGCGCGAGGAAATCGCCCACGCGCCAACGATGGACGACGCGGAGTGGAACGACCGCATCCGGACCCGCGCGATGGAAACCGGACACCGGGACCCGCAACGGCGGGACGTGTACCGCGTGATCGATCTCGTCGCGAACTCGGTCCGCCACATTCGACGGCGCCCGCCGGAGGCGCGCCCATCAACGGCGCCGCCACGCGAGGCGCCGAACCCGTTCCCGGACCTCCCGCGGGTCCGCGGACCGGCGGACCTCACGTCGATCGCGACGATGATCGCGCCCGCCTCGACGCCCTCGACCGCGTGCGGGCACTCCAAGCCAGTCTCGGGACGGTCCCCCCTCGTGTGCAATCGCCCCGCCGGGCACGAGGGCGATCACAGTCTGTCCGTTAACGGCCTTCAACTCGTGCGGTGGAGTGGATGACGACACAACGCAATCACGACGAGATGTGGGACCCGGCGAGTGAAGAACTCGCGGAACATTTTCTCGCCGACGAACAGACATCCGAGGCGGAACACGAATCGCGCGTCGAGTCGCTCGCGATCGAGATCCAACGCGCCGTCGAGGCGTGGTTCGATGGGCACACGTTACCAGGTGCCCTCGACGATCCCGAGGTCGAGGGATGACGACGCGTCGTCGTCGCGCCTCGGGGCAATCGGCGTTGTTCGTGACGGCGCCCCTCCGGCAACCGGCGCAACCGCCGATCGAGGACGCGATCAAACTCGCCGGGCTCCCGATGTGGGACCCGGAGTTTGTGTTCGCGCCGCCGCGGCGATGGGCCTTCGACTACGCGTGGCCGCCGTGGCGCATCGCCCTCGAGATCGAGGGCGGGACGTTCGGGCGCTACATCGTCATCACGAGCGGATACGAGCGGCGCGGCGGTGTGTCGATTCCGATCAAGCCAGGCACACCGGTCCGCCTCGGCGGACGACACAACACGGGCGACGGCCTCGAAAACGACGCCGAGAAATACAACCGCGCGGCGATCCTCGGATGGCTCGTGATCCGCGCAACCACGCCGATGGTCAAGAGTGGCGCCGCGATCGCGACGTTGCGTGAGGCGTTCTCGGCGCGTGGGCTCGAATAGGAGGCAACGATGTTTCGAGTGGCAACGGTCCCGGTCCTCGTCCGAAAGATCGGCCTCACGATCGAGGAGAACGACGACGAGGAGTCCGACGAGTCGACGGTCCGCGCGTGTACGACGACGTTCCGGATCAAACTCCTCGCGCGCGATCTCGCCGAGGCGATCATCGGCGTCCCGGTCGCGCGGCATTGCTTCGGGAAAGACGGACTCCCGGTGTGGGACGTGAACGACGTCCGGTTCACGCCGCCCGAGGCGCATTACGCCGTGGACCTCTACTCGGCGCCGGACATGCCGGAGGCGGTCGCGATTCTCCAGGACGCGACGATCGACACGATCCGCGTGTGGCGTCCGAAAGACACGCTCCGCGATCTCGCGTTGGAGTTCACGACGCGCCACGTGATCGCGCGCGGCGACGTGAAGGACCTCGGGGATTTGATCACCGCGTGGGAACACCGGGTCGCGTACGTGACGCTCACGGAGATTCGCCCGCCGTTGTTCGAGGACCTCGACGCGCCCGATCCGCCCGCGCCGACACGACGCGCGCGGGCGGCATCGTCCGCCGCGAGCAAGACACATTGAAGGATCGACCATGACCAATCCCGTGTCGTCGTCGCCGCGCACGCCCTCCCGGACGTGTTGCGCCGTCCTCGCGGTGATCCTCGCGTTGACCGCCGCCGTGTTGCTCATGGTGATCGCGATCCTCCGTCCGGATCCGGCGCCGCCGGACTACGCGCGGATCCCGATCGTCACCGATCACGCGTGGGACACGATCACCGCGCAAGAGTGGCAGGCGCAAGCGAGGACCGGGCAACCGCCGTCGATCGCCGTCCTCAGTGACGCGCCGATCTCGCCGCTCAACGTGTTGGCGATGCCGTTCGCCGGGACGCAACCCGACACCGAACCCTCGGTCGTGTGGCGTCCGATGCCCACGGCGCGCGAGGTCTACGCCGAGTGGTGGATGAAAGTCTCCGCCAATTGGGAGTGCAACCCGGCGGGATGCGGCAAGATCGCGTTCCTTTTTCCCGCGAGCGGCGGCGGCGATCTCTATCAGGGCATCTATTGCGCGACGTCCAACGGGACGTGTCCCTCGGGCACGTTCACGCCGATGCAATTTGCCGGGCAACTCCAGTTTGGCGCGTACGCGGGCACACCGATCTTTCCCAACGTCACGACAACGCCGATCGATCGCGATCACTGGTATCACTACGCGTTCTATGTCCGATGGTCCTCGACGCCCGAGGCACACGACGGCGTGTGGCGATGGTGGGTCGATGACGTCCTCAACGGCGAGTACACGGACATTGCGTTCGCGATGGGTCCGGCGACGGAGTTCCAATTCGCGATGACCAAGCAGACGATCCCGGATCCGCCGGATCAATTCGTATGGTTCGACCACACGATCATCCGCGCGACTCCAGGCGGACCAATGGGCGTGGCGACCGGGCGCCGGAGCGGGGCGCGATGACCGCCGATCCCGCCCTCGTCCTCCGTCGACTCAAACGCACGATCCGGGACGCTCTCGCGATGCTCGCGCGGCAACGCCAGGACGACCGCGCCCGCGGGCACATCGAGGCGTTGCACTTCGTACGAACCACGATCCGGATCCACGGACGATTGGGAGGGACGCATGGTCGCGCACTTGTTCACGGGCACCGGGGCGTACGTCGCGCGCGTCGACGTCCCGCCGTTCACGACCGGGTATCCGCCGATCCTCACGTGGGGCGTGCGGACGTTCCTCCGCCTCGACGACGACCCGCGGCGGGGCGACTACCGGGAAGCGTTCGCGTACGCCGTCCCCGATGACGCGGTGATCCGGGTCCAGAGTGGGAGCGACACACCATGAACCGACGAGAAGCGATCGCGGCGTTGATGGCACTCCCGGAGGCGGCGCACGTGACGATCGCGCGCCCGCGTCCGGACGATGTGATCCTCGTCGAGTGCCAGGAACTCTTGTCGGCGGAGATCGTCGCGCGGATGGCGGACACGTTGAAACGCATCTGGCCCGAACACCGCGTCGTGATTTGCGATCGCGGCATCCGGTTGAAGTTCGTCGAGTCGGGATCCCGCCGATGACCTACACGCTCAACGACGTGGAACAACGACTCGCGCCGGAGTTCTCAGGGCGACGAGGACATCCACCTCGAGGGCATCGGCGCGGAGATCGCGTTCTGTCGATTGTTCAACGTCTATCCGGATTTCACGATCGGTCCGCGGAGCGGCGGGCACGATTGCACGTGGTGCGGTTGGAAGGTGTCTCGACCCGTGCGACGTCTACGCGTTGATGGTCGGCACGTTTCCAACATTCGAGTTTGTCGGGCTCGCGACCGGCAAGGATCTTCTACTGGCGCACAACCTTCGCAACTTCGGATACGGTCCGACGTACGCCCTCCCCCAGGCGGCGTTACTCCGCATTCACGCGGTCGAGGGGACCGGATGACGCATCGATCGACGGCGGGAGGACGATCCCATCGCCGGTCGTCCCCTCACGGCGGGTTCTGTCTGGCATGGGCGGATCCGCCGTCGAGGGGAATCACGAAAGGAACGGCATCATGAGCGACGACACGACGACCACACCACGCGCCAAGCAACGCCGCGGATTCGCCGTGATGAAACCCGAGGCGCGACGGCGGATCGCCGCGATGGGCGGACGCGCGGCGCACGCGAAAGGGACCGCGCACGAGTGGACCTCACACGAGGCGCAACACGCGGGGAAGAAGGGCGGGGCGGTATCACGCGGCGGACGCGGGCGCCTGGAGTCGTGACCGAGTACGACGCGGACGTGCAACATCTCGCGGAGTACATCTTGCGCGGGGAACCCTACACGGTCGACACCGCCGCCGACTATGAACGCCTCGTCCATAGTCTCGCGTCCGCGGTGCAACGGACGATCGCCGAATGGATCCTCGAGCATCCCGAGATCCGGCGGCGTGAGGTCCGGCGATGACCGGCGGTCGCTCGTATGACGATCATCAACTCGCCGCCGTGTGGATCTCGTGGTTGTGTTGTCGGCGCACGGTGATCGCAACCAATCCGAATCTAGGTTGTTTCACATGTGGGAAGCGTTAACGATGCCGCAGGCGGTCCTCGTCGTCGGGCTCGTGTTCGCGGCGATCCTTTTCGCGATCGCCCGCGCGT